AGTGAATTCCCATTACCAGATTCAATTATTGGTATAGAACGAGTATTTGTTTTTGATGCTAGTTTCATATCCAATAACATGTTCAGTTTCAAATATCAATTGTTCCTGAATGATGTTGCATTTAATCTTGGATATAGTGGACTTCTAAGTTATGCAATGACCAAGACTTATCTTGAGGACATTGATTTCTTACTATCTACTGAGAAACCAACTAGATTTAATAAGAGAAATGGAAAGTTATATCTTGATATTGATTGGGGATCAATGACTGAAGGTACATACATAATTCTAAATTGTCATCGAATTATGGATCCTGCTAATTACAGTGGAGTCTATAATGATTATTTCATCAAACGGTATTTTACACAAGCAGTTAAAAAACAGTGGGGTACTAATTTAACTAAGTTCCAAGGAGTTAAACTTCCTGGTGGAATTGAGTTAAATGGTAGACAAATATATGAAGATGCTGTTTTAGAAATACAAAGGATAGAAGATAAAATGATGACGGATTATGAATTACCGCCACTAGACATGATAGGATGATATGGCACTTAATCCATTCTTTCTTCAAGGCTCCCCTACAGAGCAAAAGCTTATTCAGGAGATAATTGATGAGCATCTAAAAATATTTGGGATAGATGTTTATTATCTCCCAAGAAAAATGATCGAAACGGATGATGTACTAGGTGAAGTACAGTCATCCAAATTTAATGATGCTTATATTTTAGAGGCGTATTTAAATAATTATGAGGGATATGCTAAGGGTAGTGAAAATGAGATTACACTAACTGTTTCAAGAGAAAGATATGAAGATTTTATTGCACCATTTATTGTCACTCATGACCCAAAGAATGCTGGAACCGAAATTATGTTCGGTGAAAGACCTAAAGAAGGGGACTTAATATATTTTCCACTAGGAGAAAGAATTTTTGAGATCAAGCATGTAGAATTTGAAAATCCATTCTATCAGCTTGGAAAGAATTATATCTACGAACTTCAGTGTGAGCTCTTCCGTTATGAGGATGAGTACATCGATACTAATGTTGCTGTAATAGATCAGAGAGTTACTGATGAAGGAGAAGTAACTACAGTTACTATGGCAGGTATTGGTTCAACTGCAGTATCAGTAGTTGACTCTTTTGCTTCTCAAGGTGCTTTACAATTTATTACACTCAATGATGACGGATATAACTATACTACCTCACCCGCAGTCACAATTGCACCCTCTCCTGCTGGTGTTACTTCAAGTAGAGCAGGTGGGTTTGCATTCACCACGGAGAGATCAGGTCTCTATTCTGTGGATTCTGTAGTTATACAGAACCCAGGATTTGCATATACTGAAGCACCAGCAATTTCTTTTGGTGGACCTGGAGTAGGTGCTGCTGCTACAGCGTCGCTGACAAGTAGTGGTATTACTTCTATTCGTATTACTTCTGTTGGTAATAACTATATTCAACCACCTATCATTACTATTCAACATCCTTCTGCTGTTGGTTATGGAACTACAGGACAAACCGTAGGTAATAAACCAGGACAAACACAAGCAATTGCTGTTGCTACTCTTGAAGGTGATAAGTTAAGTAGAATCTATCTAACTAATGCTGGTACTGGTTATGAATACACTCCAACTATTCAAATTGGACCACCTATTTCAACAGGAGTAGGAACATATTTCTTTAATGAAAGAGTTGTTGGATCTGATTCTGGAACCGAAGCATATGTTAAAGAATGGAATGTAACAGACAGAAAACTAAGCCTAGCAATAAATAGTGGTGTATTTACACCTGGTGAATATATAACGGGAACTGCTTCTTCTGCTAGATACCAAGTTTTAACTCACACAGGAATTGATACTTCAAGTCCATTCACACTCAATGATGAGTTTGAAATAGAAGCAGATCAGATTATTGATTTTGCAGAGACTAATCCATTTGGTAATTACTGATGTTAGGAACCTATTTTTATCACGAAATTTTAAGAAGGACTGTCGTTTCCTTTGGAACCCTTTTTAATGATATACATGTTCAAAAAGAAGATAAGAATGATAATGTAATTAGTGATATAAAAGTTCCTTTGGCATATGGTCCTAGGGCAAAGTTTCTTGCAAGACTAGAACAGATGCAAGAACTGAATAAACCAACTGCTATTTCATTACCAAGAATGTCATTTGAAATGACAAATTTGGCATATGATT